GGTCTGAAGATCGTACCGATCGAGGCGGATGAGGCGATGGCCGAAGCCTGGGCAGGTGCGTCTATTGACACAGCCAGCGCTGGCCTGCCGGACAACGAGGTCAACATGCTGTATGCGCAGTCGGACTGGTCCGCCATGATCGCCGCAGCGCCCGCCGGCCAGCAAGCACTGAAGGACAACACACCCAACCCGCTTAGGAATGAAATGGGAGTATAAAAATGAGCGTTACCGGAGATGCACTGTTTATAAGGCTGTGGAATGAAGGAGTTGCGGCTGCAAAAATAGCGGAAGTGTTTGGTATTTCGCTCAAGCATGTGCGTAGATTGCGTGATAGGCTTAAATGCAAGCCTCGCAAAAGTTTTGAAAAATCGCCCTACAACATCGGGAAGAAAGACCGCAAGAAAGTCACTCCTGAACAGCTTGCAGAAATGCGCAGGTCTATGACCTTGGATGCAATGGCCGCTGAGGTGAATATTTCACGCTCACGCATTCAGGACATTCTCAAGGAATACAGATCTAGCGTTCCAAAAAAACCGCCTACGAACAAACCAAGCGACTGGCAGATAAAGCGGAATCATTTGGGGAAAGAGCCATTGGCAGCCAATATCCCCTATACGCTGGCAATCCTAGAGCAGGCCAAATACATTAACCTGGATTGACCGTGCCTGCTAACCAGAAACCACGATCAGAGTTTTATCGTCAGAAACAGAAATTGCCTCTCGAATAACCCGAGGCAAGATGATGCACCCGTGCGAAGCAGTGTGATCCATAGCCTGATTGTCGCCGTGAATAAGGAATCCATCACGCCCAAACGTGTCGGTACCTGCTTGCGGCGTCAATCTCATGGCAACCGGGCCACACTGCGGATGCAAAAATGCGTCGCCAATGTCGTAAGATCCAACCGGGATCGGGCCAGTGTCAGGCACTGATTGTTCCGCCGGATTGTCCAAACCGTCAGCAATGCCTGAATAACCCAACCCAACTACAGTGCCGTCATGCAGCATTTCACCCGTAGTCTGCCGGTATAGCCACGTCATTTAGCCACGCCTTTAATTTTCTCGTAAGTGCGCAAACCGCCCATGCCGAGCATCCCAAACATTAGCTGCCAAAGAGTGTCGTCTAGCTTAGGCGGACTGGCTAACGGAATATGTTGCAGTGCAGCAATCCAGATTGCCATGGGGACGACAACATATTGATAGCCTAGTGCCAAAGCGCAAATCCATCCAATGGCAGGACGCCATCCAGCCACAAAGACACTGCTATTTTCAGCCTCTGCGGCGTCTACAGTGTTTTGAGTAGCATCCCACTGCTGGAGAGAAGATCTAAGTGCATCCTCAGCGGCCTGCTTTTGGGCGGGATCCGGGATAAACTTGTTGATGATCTGTAGGCCAGCACCAATAGCGTCATCTATCCCGAATGCCATTATTTGCAATTCCACCGTTTAAGTGAAGCCTTAGCGCGTTCTGCCGGACCACTGGCTTTCTTCACAACACCCTTCATGCGAGCGCAGAAAGAAGCCTTGCGGCCTGCATCTTGTTCCGTCTTAGGATGAGGCGCAGGGGCCTTCAGGTGACTGCCTGTAGCTTGGTTGTATTTCGCCCGACCTTTAGCCGTCAGCCCTGCACCCGACTTGGTAGGCAGTTTCTCTCCACGGGAAACAGAAAGGGATGGCATGATACCTCCTAAGCCGGGTCGATATCAGGCGGACCAGAAGCCGGAGGAGCAGCAGGCGGGATTTCCTCGCTGAACTCGGCAACTTGTTCAACCGTAGCAGCCGCAGAATCAACTACTGCTTCTACGTCTGTCACGACAGCCTCAGCAACCGCTTCAACCTCAGCGACAGCATCCTTTACTTCCGTTTCCGCGAAGGAAAGCATTTCGCTCCAAACCTTAACTACTTCAACCATTTTGACCTCCTATTAAGCCTGGGCTTCAGTCCAGCTTACGATCATCGACACGTTGGCCGACGAACCAGACTGGTTTTGAGCGGTGATGGTAATCAAGTCAGGGCCGTCAGGGTAAACGCCATTAGCCGTGGTAGGAACCGTATTGGTCAAACCGCCGCCAAGGATTGTGTTACCTAGATCTCGGATGAGAGTGAGATCTTCTTCCGTCAATGTGGAGTTGGCAGTGCCGCCCGCGTTGTTGGTGTAGAAAGAGAAGATAGTTTCACCGCCCGTCAGCGTCGTAGCGCCCGTATGCGCGCAATACTGCGACAGAGACGAGCCACCGACGTTGGTAAACGTGCCAGCCGAGTTTTGGCCGTTCAGCACCACGTTGATTTTGAACACGCCGGTAGACAACACGCGAATGGACTGAAGTTTCAACTGCATACGGTTGATGACTTCACGCGCCCCAAGAACGCCGATCAAACCAGTGTCAACTGAAGGCCCCACGCGAAGGCTGAAGATCGAGTTGGTAGCGCCAGAGGCAACCGCAACCGCCGTCGCACCAGTGCTTTGATTGAAACTGAACAACAAATCATTATTGAAGCCACCGTCCATGACGATAGACGTGCCCCAATGCGACATGCTGCCACCAGCCGGGAAAATAGACGCATTAGTAGTTTGGTTGGCAAGCTCTACGGCGACAGGAGCCGTAGCCGAATATGTATATGCCGTAGCAGCACTGCCGCCCGTAGCGCCGCGCGTGCAGCCCGTAAACGTGGTGCCGGTCAACCCGGTATAAGTCACATACTCCACGACGCCCGCATTGCCAGACCCAACCAAACGGAAAGCCCCGCTATTCGGAAAACCGGCAGTGCTTGCCACGTTGATCGTGGTGTCGCCGGTGCCAACGCTAGACGTAATCGTGGTGATCGGTTGAATGCAATATGACTCGTAGTGCGCCGGCAAGTTGCCAGATCGCATCCACGCTTCAGTGTAGGTGTTGTTGTTCTGAACTTTGTGGCAGTAAATCATCTGCCCCAGATTGGTGCGCAAACCAAAGCGGATAAACCCCGCACCATACCAAGAGTAGTCAATATACCACATTTGCATCTTGGTCAGGTCAATGGTGTAGCCCGAGGGGCCAGTGCCATCACACTTGTCCAGGTTCCAAGACGATTGCGGAAAGCGCGTTTCAATGGTCAACGACGAAACCACGTTCGATGAAGTGGCAGCACGATATTCCGGCACAATCTGAATCTGAGTGTTGCTGGAAATCGAATGTACACGGTAGCTTTGACCGCGAATGACAATATAGCTGCCAGGAACTAACTGCTGCGAGAACAGAGTATTCGTGCCGGTGACAACATTGGAACCGCTAGTAACCGCGATTGTGCCTGCAATCTGTTGAGTGCTTTGCCGACGAACCGCGTTTAGGGTTTGGCCGTCAAACTCAAAAAAGATCCCGTTCTGCTGGTCCATAATGCCAATGCGGTGCGCAGTGCCATACCAGCTATAAGAACTGACATAGATCGGGAACCCCGTAGCAGGAGAAACCGCCGGAGCGTTGTTGCAAGTATAGGTCAAGGAAGTCGGAGTAACCGTCACAACCTGCCAAATGCCGTTGTATTGCGACTGAACGCATCCGCTAACCTGGATATAAGATCCCGGCGTCATATTGTGGACGAACTTGGTGTTCACCGTGATCGTCGTGCCTGAAGCGGTCAGGCTATCAACGAACATGGCGTTCTTCATAATAGACCCAGTAGACATCTGAATCGCCTTGCCGGACTGATACCGGAAATAACGACGTGTCTGACGGATGATCTGAGCGCCAGGAGAGCCAACACCGGCAGAGAACTGAATGCCACCGTCGTAAGCGCGGTGAATCGAGAACCCGTTTGGAGTGCAATACAGAGTGCTTGTCGAACCGGCAGACGCCGTAATCGTGCCAGTGGGAGCGTTTGCAACGGTGAACGTGAACGTGTTGTTCGTCGGAACCGTGGCAACCTGAAACATGCCATTCGGCGGGTTCGTCGTGGACGTAGTGCCGACAACATAGATCAGGTTGCCTACAGACAAGCCGTGGCCGTAGTTGGTCGCAGCAGTAACAGTTGTGCCTGCGTTCGTGAACGCAAAACCCGCACTCGAAGACACCGGAATAGCAGCACCAGTGTAGAACGTGCCCGTATAGATGTAGGTTTTGGTGCTGTCGTAAATGCTGCCAGAAGTTGCATCTACCGTCCCAGGAAGCTGGGTGTAGGTGAAGCTGCTTACGCTGGTCGTGGTTACAATGAACCAACCATTCGCCAGCACGTCAGTCGTGCCTTGCACATAGAGCGGAGTTCCAACCGCCGGGTTGGCAGTCGAAGTCACGGTAACAGTGCCGCTAGAGATCGACACGCCAGTGATCGTCAGCGGGCTGGTCGGGTTGTAAAACGCAGTGGGACGATTATTCGTCATATTGACGAAATCCCACTTAGTCGGCTGCAAACCATACTCGAAGTCCGTGTCGATCAACGACTGCGGCGTAGACGTGCGAATCTTGGCAACGGCGTCTAGCTGTTCTTCTTTAGGGATGATCTGGAGAACGTCGGGCATGATTTGCTACCTCAGTAAACGGTTTTGCCGGGCTTGGTCGTGCGGCTGTTTTTAGTATCGTCAGCGCCTTTTCGCCAACTAAACATGGCGCGATAACCACCCGGAGGCATACCATCGCCCTGACAGAACTGGCTGCCCATACCATACTTGTCTTGCGGGATCTGCGCCCGCGAAGCCGTAGCAACGCGGAATACGTTACCCCTCAGGCGGTTGTTGCTGCTGTCTTTCACTTTTCTTTTCCTTGAACAAAGATGGAACGAATACAACGGTGCCAAAGAACGCCGCCATGATAATCCGTTCTTGCGTCGGGTCGTGCATCACCCAGCAAGCCAAAGCGAACGTCATGCAGAGAGACAGGATAGTAAGAACCCGGTCGCTGATGACTTGAAAGGCGATGCGAACAATCTGCAAAATAACGGCGTCCATAGGTGTCCCCTAAGTTAACTGTGGAAACACCATACATCGTTTATTCTTCCTCGTCACCGCCAAAGAAACCAGAACCAAAGTCGTCGTCACTCACCTTTTGTTTGATCTTTTCCAGATTCAAAGCACGGTCAAGCACACGCATCTTGTCGATCAAAGTGGCTTCGCCGTTGCTCATCACTTCCTTGAGCAACTTGCTAATGGCCGCTTCAAGATCCGGGTTTATCCCTTTGGTCTTTTTGACCATAATCAATCATCTTCCCTTTGTGGCACCAAACGTCCGCCCACGCCTGCAACAGCCGCAGGCAGCGTGTTTTGCGGAGGGCCTATATCTGGCCGCATACGACGTTGAATTGTCCTGGCGCCACGGCCTAAGGGCGTTGAGAGCGGACTAGTGAGGAACCGCGCCAACCGTTCGCCGCGATCTAGCACAGAGCGGAGCACGTCGGTTTCCCCTTGCGAACCCTGAGTTATCGACCTCATGCCCAAGGCAGAGCCATAACGCGCTTGAGGTGCCAATGGATGCCGGTTTAGGGCGGGTTCAGCCTTCATGGTGTTCGCCAAAGCCTCGGGGCTTACGTGCCCGGCCTTGTTGATGTTTCCTGCATTGGACTCAACCATATCCTTCAGCGTCATATAAGCCCGATACTGTTGGTTGGTTTTCTTCAAAACCGCAGCAATATGGGGGTTGGTCCTTTCAATGGCGGCGTCAATTTCATCGACGATCTGCCGCGCTTGGAACCGAATGTTCCCGTCCGTATGGTTGGCCGCTTGATATGCCATCTCACTGCGTAGGCGGCGCAAATCTTCGCCTTCGATTTTTGCAATTACCGGAGTGCGTGGCGCGGCAGCAGTTGTTCCCGGAGCAGTTGTCTCAATCGGGATTGCTCCAGGATCTTGATAGATCTTATTCACAACACTTTCGTTAATCAACTTGCCTTCCCAATTTGCCTCCAGAAATTCCTTCACTTCAGAAGTGAGTGGAGTATGACCAACGACACGGGCGTAAATGGCTTTCCAGGCATCGCTAACGCTTTTGAAGAACTTTTCAATCGCAGTTACAGGTTTTTGAGTCGTGGTCAACCAACGAGACGTTTGCTCGGCAAACCATTCATTAAATCCGTGATAATACCGGACGTCTTTTGCCGTGCTAGGGATCATCTGTTGATGTTTAGGCGTGTATTTGTCGGAAGTCACTGGTCTGAGTTGTTCAACATTCTTGCCCATATCTGCTTTTTTGGCGGCAGCCCATGCATCTCGAATAGCCTTTTTTGTTTCGGGCGTTGCATACTCAAAAAGTTGAAATTCGGCCTGATGGCCAAACTCATGCAAAGCAGTGGCTAGAGCGTCTTGAGGATTTGAAATCAAAGCTTCGTTGATGAAAATGTGTCCAGTCGGGCTTGCCCACCCATAAGCATCTCCGCCAGATCCAACGTAAATGCCAGGATTGACCCTCATCCCCAATTTTTCAGACAATTCGTCCAGTGCTTTCTTTACGTCGGCTCCCCACAGTGGAGCATCTGGAGACGTAATAGGACGCACATTTTTATAGTTGCTAGCATTCATCTCATTCAAAAGGGCTTGAGTCAAAGGAGCGGCTTCAATCCGCTCGCCTGGGGCAAACGTCTTTTCAACAAAATTACCGGCGCCTTTTTTGGCGTTGATAATCTGTTGACGCATTGCGTTGAAGGCTTCAATTTCCGCAGCTTTAATTTCGGCTGCTTTGTATTTATTGACTAGATTGCGGGCAACGCCCATCACTTCAGGAGAACCAGCCGGATAAATTCTCGCCTCTTGTTTCGCGATCTCTTCGAGAAGATCAGCCATATCTTTGTCGATGTCGAATATGCCGCTGTAGATCTTCCGGTATTTCTTGTCAAAATCCTTGGCGCGGCCTTCCAAAAACTCACGGCTTACGCTATCCGCCTCTTCGCCTGTTTGCGCAGTGACTTCCCGGTTGATCTTGATCTGCTCGGCGGGAGAAAGCGCCTCGCTTTTGGGCGCGTTTTGACGTACTTGCCTCGCACTCACGGTGTAACCGGCATCTTCGGCAGCCTGGGCAACTTTTGCGGCTTCAGCGGACGGGCGTCCGATCAAAGCCGACTCGCCCAATGCGCGCAGACCTTTTCCAACCACTTTCGGACCTAGATTGGGAGACAAAAACGGTCCGATAAACGCACCGATTTTCTCGGCAGCCGTTTCTGGTTCTCCAAAGGCAAAATCTCGAATGTTTTCGGTTGTCGGAAGCTGAAGAACGCCAGTGCTAGGCAAACCAACGGCGCCTTGCGCCCAACCAGCCAAATTTTGAACATCTCCAAAGATGCCAGGAATGCTCGCCAAAGCACTCTTGCCGCCACTGACCGCAACGTCTTTCAAATTTGCCATCTGCTCGGCGTAAGGCATAGACGATACCGGGGTCGTGTCTTCGTAATAGCCGGTGAAATTCCCCATCGGGTCATAGCTGGGAATTTGCCTCGCAGGAGCGGTCGAAACTGGTTTTTCTTGACCGGCGGCGGGCACAAATCTCCCGCCACCTGTGCTGGGAGGGTCAGGAATAAAGCCCATTATTCGTCACTCCAAGTGCCCTGAACGCCGTTGATGATAATCCTCTGGCGATTCTTTATCTTGTTATCCTGCCTTGCCTTTTGCGCCGCAGCTTGATCCGGGAAACTCAACATCTTTTTTTGCATATATTGCGCAAACGTGTTACTTTTGTCGTTTAGTTTCGCTTGCTGCGCATCAAGCACATCAGTCACCGTAAACGGGATTGACTCTTGAATTTTCTTCAAAGCGTTTTCGTATATCGGTTTCATCTCAGGCGTAGCTTCAACGAGTTTGACTTCAATTGCCTTCTCAAACCTCTGGCGCAGTCCAGCCAATTTTTCCAAAACGGTAAAAGGCTTGTCGCCGGACTTAATCAGCAATCCTTCGGTGAACCCGGCAACCATCCCTCCAGAAACGGAGCGCCCGCCTTGCATGATTTTAGCAAGTTCAAACCCCAAAGAGTTCATATTATTGTTGTATTGCTGCACTGACTCGCTGGTCAATGAGTTGGTTAAAGCGTTCAACGGAGCGCCGAGAATTGATCCTTCAGTTTTTCCAAAAATTCCACTAGTCGTGAATTGCTGTTTAGACAAGTTTTCGACTTGCTGCGCAGCTTCGTTCATTGAGATTGCAACTTGAGAGTTGAATTGCTGAGCCATTGCGCTTGGCTGCTTATTTGCGCTTCCGGTTGGACGCCCTTGAAGCTGCACGACCACATCTGTCGGCAATAAATTGCCGTTCAGATCCGTGAGGGACACGCTTCCGTCTGAGGCTGTTTTCAGAACATAATCAAAGGGTTTGCCGTCTAGCGTTTCATGAATGACCCTTGTCGTCACTCTTCCGACGCTTGCCGGTTGCACTTCAATGCCCTGCGCCATCATTTGACGGGCTTGCCCGACTGTTGTTTTCATCACTTGGCCATTGACGAAAACATCAACAAACTTGCGATCTTCGGCGGCTTGCGCATCTTGTTGAGCGTGCTGATGGCGAGCGTCTTCAAGCGCCGCTTGCTTGACAAGGCGAGCCGATTCCATGCTCATCTGGTGCGCCCATTCCGCCGTCTTTTGAACGCCTTCGTATTGCACCTTGGCTTGCAGCACGGGCGCCCCAAGGCGAGCCATGGCCAATTGAGCGTAGGCCTTGCCCTTGTCCATGTCTGTTTGAGACAGTTTTAGGGCCTGCTGAAGTTCCTGCTGAATTTCGGCATTGTGCGACTTGATCGACTCAAGATTGGCCTGAAACTGCTTGTATTCCTTCTCATACAGATCCTGCCGCCCTTGCTGGTAGCCCTGCATCATGCCGGTCATCGCCGCCATGCCTTCCATCCCGGCAGTCTTGGCCTTGCCGCCGAGAGCAGTGCCAAGCACGCCCAACATGCCAAAGATCATGGAAAGATCGGAGGCGGTTTCTTTCGTGGGCACAAACGCCGGAATGGGCTTGGTTTCGGCCTTGGCCTGAGCAACCGCCGCACGATCAGCAATGGACCTCTGTTCCGCCGCTTGCGCCATAGCCTCTGCGCCAGCCACTTCCTGAGCACCCTGCTTTCTTGCGTAGTCTTCGCCAGCAGCCATAACCCCGCTCATGCTCGCGGGATACTGCAAGCCACTAGCAGGCTCTTGCGTGGGAGCGGGAGGCGGCGCAGGAGCCGGAGCGAGGGCGGGAGGGGGAGGCGTCATGTTTGCGCCGGGAACCACCGGAAAAGAACCGCTAAAAATGCTGTCTTCCATGATGATACCTTACTTCGTCGGGGTCATGGTGTATGACGTTGTGGGCACCAGCATACGCATCATGGTGGCATAATAGTTTTGCGTCATGTTCTGCAATTGCTGATTGGCTTGCAACCCGGCCTGGATGCCCTGAGTGGCGTAAGCATCGCCCGTCTGGACCGTGCTCATGCCCAACGACATCTGGTTGTTCAACAGCGTGTTGTAAATGTTTCCAAGCTGAGTTGCAGCCTGTTGTGCGCCCACACCACCCTGATTGGAAACTTGTTGGTTGATCTGCGCCTGGGCGGCCTGATACGCCTGTTGCGATTGCGGGGTGAGTTCACCGCGTTGTGCAGCGCTTATCATCGACTGCCCTTGTTGCTGGAAAGGTGCGGCCAAAGCAGCATACTGCGCTTGCGTCTGGTTTGCCTGTCTGCGAGCGGCTGCTTGCTGGCTCAATCCCAACCCAAGACCGCCTGCACCAAGCCCCAACTTAAGCAAATTGGAAGGATCTTGCAGTGCATTCAAAGCCGAGGTTTGCGTTCTGCTCAACCAGCTGGGCGGCGGACCTTTTTCAACAGTCTGATTCTGTTGTTGATCGGGCGACACCGCTGCGGTCTGATCTGCACCGGCAAACGTCGGGGCAAACGCCCCTGTTGTCGGCGCAGTCGTCGGAATATTTACTTGCGGATTTACGGCACCATAAGCTGTGCCATAATCGGTTGTAGACGGCTGCATCTGGCCGGTCTGACCAAAACCCGAAAATTCTTGGGGCGGGGAAACAGATTCCGGGGCCGCTACTGGCGTGGTTTCTGTAGCCGTTGGCGGAGGAGTAACTGGTTCAAGCTGTGCAGGAGGCGTATAAAATTCATCCACGCCTTCCATCGCAAATTCAAGCAACCCAGTCTCGGGGTTGATCTTCCCAGAACCACCGTGTGCTTTCAACAACGCAGCTTCTCTGGGCGAAATGTGAGCAAGGATAGTATCACCCTTGCGGCCGCGCGAACGAAGGATCTGAGCAAGACCTTTCAGGTCCAAATCAGACATTGCATCGGTCTTTAACGCCTTCGCGAGACTTGCCATGACTAAGTTCCAGACCCATCAGTTTGCCGCAAAGAAGCAGCGTTCCACACATTGCGATTAGACGAACCAGTATCAGACGAACCAAAGTAAGTTCCGCCCGGTTGATACGACAAATCAGGCGATAAACTCAAACCCTGAGCAAGAGCAGCAGTTGAAGGAGAAGGAATGCTCCCCGCTCCCGTAGAAGAAACGCCACCACCACTTGGGAATGCAGCACCTAGAGCCAAATTACTTGCCAAACCACCAGCAATTTGACCGCCAATAGATGACGTAGGCTCGTTTGAACCGGCTGAATACAAGCTAGAGCCAATTCCGCTGGCCGCACCGCCCAAAGCACCGAGTTCAGCCGCAGTGCCAATGTTCTGACCAGTAGCAGCAGCACCAGCAGCACCAGATACGCCGCCTACAATGCCCTTACTCAAGCCGCTGCTAAGCGCATCTGAAGTCGTGTATCCCAGTGAAGTCCCCAAAGTGGGAGATACGGTAGATCCGACAAGGTTTTGAACGGTTGGGCTAATAGCACTGCCCACACCACCGCTAATTGCGCCACCAAGCGCACCTTGCCCGATATCACCGCCCTGAACAGCAGCAGATGCAGCACCAGTTGCGGAGCCTACAATGGCTCCTGAAGCGGCGTTAGCAACGGTCGTGATGGCAGACAACGAGCCAGCCGCATCAGCGGCAGCAGCAGCCGTAGGCGCGCTTATAGCGGCAGCAGCGGCAGCCTCACCGCCAAGCGCACTCGCAATAGCCGGAGCAATCAAAGGAGCGGCAACCAATCCGATGCCAGCCGACACAACCGCCAACACAATAGGAGCGATCGTCTTGTTGTGTTTGATTAAACTACTGAGCCAAGACATTAGAGAGCAACCTCCAAAACATAGCCGCCCGGTTGAGTCGATTGGCGTATGTTCACGGGGTATTTCTTGGACAACTGCTTAACCGCCATAGCTGCCTGCGGATCTTCAGTTGTTGAAGTAACTCGGTTAATGCCCATGCTCTTGAACGTGTTCAAAGCAGTCACAAACCGCTGCGCAATCTGGTTGGCATCTTCCGTAGATATGACATGCACATCAACCGTGCCTTTAGGCAGAATTTTTTGATCTGGCGTGTAGCCCACCGCAAGAAGCAATGTGTTGCCAATTTGCACCAGTCTTGCTTTTCCAGACTTAGCCAACTGGTTAAGGTTGAGGATAAACTGATTAACGGTCTTTTCGTCAGCACCCGTTGTTTGCATATACTGCTTGATAATGCTGGCAGGGCCAGTTTCTGACGGCAGCGTTTTGCCGCGCTGGCGTGCAATAGCCCCCATTACGCTTTTGTTAGGGGCGTCTATCTTAGACTGTGCTTCCGCTACTCGTGCCATTAAGAAAGCCCTAACACCGCCGCTATTTGTTGGTGAATCAGCAAATGCTCAGAGAGCCAATCGTAAAAAGAACCCTCGTTGTTGAAGTTCACATCCAACATATTAAACGGATTGCTGAGACCAGTCAGCCCCGCGAACGATTGATGTTCTACCTGATGAGCCTGTAGCCAGTCATCAAGATTATCAGTATCCGCATCCATGAGCGGATATACAGGCACGGAAATGCCCTGAAGGAAAAACGTATCCCTGAACAGGTTGTGCTGAAGCCCGTTTTCGAACAGAAAGCTCTTTAAGCTATCCGTATTGCCAAACTCCACCGCGCTGAGTTGATCGAAATCCATTTGTTCTCATTTGTCCGCTTTGCGGTCTAGCTTGTCGAATATCTGCTTTAGAATATCCTTCACCTCAAGAATATCCTGACGATACTCGTTTTTGGTCACATACTTGGTATGGAGATCCTTCTCCAAGTCCTTCAAGTCTTTTTCCAGACTGCGAATTGCGTCCCATACAACCTTTAACAACCAGCCGAGGATTGCACCAAAACCAGCCGCCAAAATGTTGATGAGATTTTGGTCCATTTAGACCGCCTGTGTTGTACGACGCTTGATCGGCAATAATGTTGTCATAAAATTTAACGCCATGCCACCAGACACACCCAGCACTCCCGAGGTGTTTACGGCGTCGGCCAGGATCGAGAGGTTGCGGGGGGTTGTCATTTATCGGCCTTTATTGCTTATTCAAAGCCATTGTTGGGGCAGTGACGTACGTGATTGTGACAGATTGCCTAGGAGCAAGGGTGAACGAGCAAGGCGACGCATTACTGACAGCAACGCCGTTCACTGTAGAGACCACCCCCGATCCGCCGTAAATGTTGACGTTCTCAATCGAAAGACCCGCCGTGTAAGTATAAGGGGAGGCCCCAACCGTCTGCAATGCAGTTCCTTGCGGGTTAAACCCAGCAGCTTGCGAAACACTTGACCCATACCCTGCGGAACCTGTCTGCAAAATTACTGGAGAATTGGCCGAAGTCAGCTTAGTTCCGTTCACGGTTAAAACACCAGCAAAACCACTTTGTAATTCTATCGCGTAGCTTTGCAGGTTTGTATATCCCGGAGGCGTTCCTCCGATTTCCCCCATCGAGAATTTAACGCTGTCTGTGTATTGCCCGATTAACACGCCAGAGTATGTTCCGCTTGAAGAAGTAGAATTGCCGTAGATGTCGGGATTGATGAAGTCGATGTCCTCGCAATGGTAAATCTGTATGCCGTTAGTCAGGTTGTTAAGCACCTGCACATCGGTGAAATCCATGCGGGCAATCAAAGAGCTTGGATTAGTATCAGCGTTTAAACGGATGCCGACATAGGCGGTCGCGGCCCAAGTGTTAATGAACTTCCAGCCTTGAACAATTCCTCCGTTGGTAACGGAAAAATTCATGCCGATGCCCTGAGACGCGGCGATATTAAAGTCGGAAGTGTCAAAGGTTACATTTGAGAGGTAGCCCCAAATGCTGAACTGGCCGGCGCCGGGATTAACCAACAGACCCTGGTGGCAATGCAGAATATCAGAGTTTGTTAATACGAACGCGCCCCCCATGTAGGGAATTTCAAAGCCAGCATTCGGGGTATAGGCACTGCTGTCCTGATCCATGATGACATTGTTAAAGAATAGATCATGTGAGCCGCCAGTGATGAGCACACCGTCGTGATTGAAGTTTCGCACCTGCAAAGTGTCAAACCACAAAGCACCAGAGACATTAGTAATCTGGATATTGTCATATCCCTGCGTAAACCAGCATTTTCTCGCCCCGCAGTTATTGGACCCGGTAAACGTAATGTATGCGCCCGATGTTTGCTGTGAGGCGGACGTGAAAAAGAGGTTTTCAAAGAACACGCCCGCTACGGACGACACAGTAAACATCGTGCTGGAGGTAAGAGCCGCTTTTAATTTCACTCCGCCCGCAGTGTTGGCTGTTTGATTTTCGCCTACAAAAGAGACGTTGTTGTAGGCGCTTAACGTCAAACCTCCGACGATATAAGGATTGATGTTGGCTGGAACCCACACCTGCCCGCCTCCAGCCGCGCCCGCCGCGTTGTATGCAGCCAAAAAAGCAGATGAGGAATCTGTGGTGCCATCTGTGTACGCCCCGTAGTCCAAGACGTTGAACGGACGCTGCGCCCTCGCCCCCAACGTCCGAGCAGTCGTTGACCCCGTGGCCGTGATCGGTGTGAGCGATGCGTCCGAGACGCCGGTGCCGCCGTTGGCTGCGGTCAGGGGGGTGGAAAGGGTCAGCGCACCCGTTATGACGGGCGTTGAAAGCGTGACTGAACCATTCCCGATGCCGTTCACGGCATTGAAAATAGTCGTAAAATCCGTATCCAAGTAGGTCAACTGGTTCTGAGTAGTCGTGTTGCCAAAGGTATATGGAACAGTCAGCGGGAGTGTAGTCATTAGAACCTCGCCCTTAGCTCATGCTCTGTCTCAAGCGTGTTTATCACAAACCCGCCGTAAGTAGAGGTTATGGTTAACCCGATATATTTGCCCCACTGTTGGGCATCGCTTTTGTAAAGGTAATAACCGTTGGTAAAGTCCCATGGAATAATGGATGAGACGTTGTTGACCCACGGTATAAAGGCGCCAGATGAATTAAACCAAGGCACTTGGTTTGTTAGCGTGTAGATCGGGCTTGAGTTGACTTGACTGTCAACAGTGACGTTGAACACGCCGCTATTGGTCAAAGTGGCTTCAATGCCAAATTTCAAAGCCTGTTTGTCTCGTATAATATCTCCCATAGTCCACAGCGCGCTTTGCACGTTGGACGATATACTGGCTGTGCTGCTTTGGTATAGCTTAACCAGTGATGTACCGTCAGTGCCGTAGATCGAAGGCACCCCACCAACCGGAACGCCGTTAATATATTTGATGGTGCCTTGGCTAGTCAGGAACCATTTTTTGTCAAAAAACACTGCTTGAAGCGGGCGCGTTCCTTGCGCAGGATCTTGGTAGTAAAAATTAAACGCAGCGCAAAGAATGCCGTTCAGCAGCACCTGACCGCCACTTACAGGCTGCGAAAAATCAATGAGCGGAAATATGCCATCCAAAGCGTCAGACAACTTCGTTGTCGTAGAACCCACCAACGCATAAACGCCGTAGTCATTCATAAACAAAACGCTGCGGAAGTATGGGAACAAACTGTAGACGCGTTTAGTGCCAACAGACGCACTGACGTTGGTGTTGGTGAAGATCGTTGTGCCGTTGCTCTGAACGCGAACGTCAGAAAACACATTGATGCTGTCGTCACCAAAAATGTAGAGGAAGTTGTTGGCCGAAAGTAGGCCCTGAATGTTGCCGTGCAGCGTTTCGTCGGTCAGCGTCACAGCGCCCGCAGAAACGGTCACAAAGTCGCTGTATGAGCCTGCGGCGGAGTAATACACCGTGCGCCCTTGAGCCACCCACACGCGCCCCGAGAACGTCGCCACGTCTATGTTTGGGCTAGTGCTGGCAACCGCCGTAGCAATGGCTCCTGAACCCGTAGAATCGGTAATAGAGACAGACGGGTTGGACGTGTAACCGTTGCCCAAGTTAGTCATCACAATCTGCGTGATAACATTGGCGACAACAACCGCTTTGGCAGCCGCATTTGCGCCACCACCACCGGAAATAGTGACCGTGGGAGTGGCGCTATAACCTGTGCCACCGCTTTGAAGGTTTACAACAACAGTGCCGGTCGCAAAGCTAATGTAACTAGCAACCGCAGTTGCGCTTGATCCACCACCACCGCTCAAAGTCACTGTTACCGGCCCTGTGTAGCCAGAACCGGCGTTAGTCAAAGTGATGGAAGATACCGCAGTGCCGGTAAGCGATACCTGGGCCGTAGCTTGAACGCCGTTTGCGTCATTCGGCGCGCTAATAGATACAGACGGTGCGCTAGTATAGCCGGTTCCAGGGTTGGTAATTGCGATCGTGCCAACGGAGCCAATGGCGACTACGTTATTACCATTCCAACTATACAACCCGTTTGCCGGGTCAAGAATCAACAAACGCTCATTTTTCCATTGAGCCGAGCGCAATCCCGATCCACTAAACTTACCCGCAGATGCAATAGTGCCTTTAGTCGCCGTTTGGATATTAAAATCCTCAGCTGCGCCGTTGCTCTGGAATGAAAGCAAATAGTCAGACAAATTGATATTAGACGACGTAAAATAAGTTGTCGCCGTGGTCCAGGTAACTACATTGCCGCCGCTGTTTGTGACTGAGATCTGAGCCGGGACAATCTTAAGATTGCCTGAACCAATAGGCATCGCATTTTCAAGCCACGAAAATTCGTTCTCAGGAATTGCCGTGCGATTGGCGTGAGTATTGATACCCCTAAAGTCTTTGATGACCAGATACTGTTTGCGCTGCTCTGCCGACGCCATAGGTTAATACCCTGAGCTATACGGATTAGGCAGCCTGCGCGTAAATGTGCCAGCAAGCACGTTCTGCACTTTTTTGATGTATTCGTTCTTGAAGATCTCGGACTCGCCGTAAGACTGCTCTTTGTATTTGGCAGTATGGCAAGCGTAGTAAGCCACTGGAGAAGTCCAAGGATCGGGAATAGGGTCTACGTCCGACAAGTTTACGAGCGGCACTGGCTCAATAACCGTGTCGATTTCCATTGCATAAACTTGGTCAGGCACAGGACCAAGGTAAAAGGTCTGAGTGCCATACATGGTGAACGCGATTGGGCGTCCAATGTAGTTCTGCCAATAGCGAAGCTGCGCGTTGAAATCACTCCACGCCAGATAGCGCAAAGGAACGCGGCTGTTGCCCCAATACAGGTTGATGTTCACAATATCCATCGTCTGCGCACCCTGCGGCATTGATGAAAACGTGTAGATCTCTTGGCTGGTGACGGTATTCAACATCTGAATGGTGCGAAGGCAGCCGGTATCGCGCACCAAGCGATTTCTCGCTTCGTTGATGTAGTCAGTCAGTTCATTGGTCGAATAAAAGTTGGCGTTAGCGTCGTGCAGAAGCCTCTGGCACTGCGTAATGTAGTTTTGAAGCGTCGTGGACATGCGCCCTCCTCATTATCGAGTGGCGTGAAGCGTCTTTACTCCCCCAACAACCCTGTGACGGGCTGAAGGGGGAGCATTGACCGTCGCCGGGGACAACGAACGACGATTCTGAGGCGCATCCTCACTGATTTGAATCTCAGCAAGGCGCACCAATCCCTGCGGAACGTCATTTGACGTTTTAACCCAGCCCAAACGGGTCAAAAACGGCGCTTTATCTTCAATCTGATAGCCAAAAGTAGCGCGGGCCACTTCTACAGGAACTTCAACAGAGGTCTGAGGCGGAAATTTGAAAATTTCCCCGTCCCAAGAACCCTGCAAGAAGTCAGAACCCGTATTAGTGACCCACACTTTGTCCATCAGAAACTCACCACGTCGCCCCAAACGCTAATGTTCACCGAGGTATTGGCGACAGCAACGCCAACCTTAACGAACAAAGCACTTGCAGTGTAGGCAGTAGTGGCCGCACCGGAGGCAAGCGTCAGGTCTTGCCAAGTATTGGCAGCAGTGACGTTACCTAGCGTCTGCCCAGCAGCCGTCGTCACCGCGTTTGACGTGTTACCGTCGTTGCTGGTGAGGATGGTCACATTGGCAGTAGCCAAAGACGGAACTGTGCCGCCCGCAGTGTTGGCAGGGTTTGTCACCGTAATGCGACGGATGATGTAAGAGCCAGTGCTACCAACGCCGCCCGAAAGAATCGGGAGGGTCGCAACCGCATTGCCAGTGCTTGCCAACGAAGTCGCTGGCGAGAAAGACACACGAAAAGACCCAAAAGCGTCTTGGTAAAACTGACCTACGGAATCAGGATTAGCCATCGGTCACTCCTTTAGGAAGTGAAGGTTCCAGAAGCCGCCTGACCGCCATTCACCGTCAACAACGTGACCGTCTGAGTGCCGGTGACGGCGTTCGCGCGGACGTTGAAACCGTCAGAGAACAGAACGCCGCCAGTGTTGTTAGCAAGGAGCGTGCTCCAGCTATTCGCACTACCAGTGTAGTTGTTCACCTCAATGGTGACGTTAGCAGCCGGAAGCATGAGATACATGCCAGCCGGGACAAACTGCGAGTTAAGCATCGCAGTCGAGTTGCCCGCGCCAACATTCGCCACCGATACCGGCAGAAAATACGCCGCCGCCGAGTTGGCGCTGACGTTGTTGACGAGGATCTTGTTAAGAGCGAGTGCCATTGACTAACTCCTTAGATCGAAAGGCTGTTGTAGCCGGTGACTTTGGTCATAGAACGCGGCTTGGTGTTAACCAATTCCGCAATCATCAGAACCGCACCGACATAACCAATTTGCCAATTCGGCAAAGTGGACTCAAAACCCGTAAACACAAACGAACCCTGCTCATGGATATAGAGCGACAAATAGTTCGTGTTCAGGAAGTAAACCGTGCCTTCAGGGCAATACGGGTCCGGGTAAACCGGAACGCCGGCAACCATCAGAGCGCGGAACGCAGCCTGCGGGCCATTGGCATCAGTGTCAAAGCCGTGACCCGGCGTAATGACATACTGCTCCTGACCAACATAGTCCTGCGCCAGAAGTGTCCAAGTGCCAAAGCCGCAAACCGCAAAGGTCGGAACTTCAGCGCCATTCTTCACGGTGCCGGAAATGTATTGCAAGATGTTCTGACGAGTCGGGTTCACCGAACCAGCCGCATACACCTTCGAGCGCCACCAAGTGTTCTGAGTGGTCGAGCGAGTGATGTTGCCGTAAGTCGCAGTGCCAGTGCCATCATCAACCGCCGCTGGCAGCCCAATAAACTGCTGCGTGTTGGTCGTGTTGTTGTAAAGCGCCGTCGCCATCGCATCCATCATCACGTTGGTCGCATCGTTCATGCGAGCCTCAATGAGCGGAATAACAGCATGATCCTGCTGAACCGCACCTTCCATGCCCAAGAACGGCACGGGAGCGATCATCAACTTTAGGTTAAATTCAGCGTCGAACGCGCCTTGCTGGACGCTCGGCTGGCTGAACGAACCGCTGTAGTCAGACCATTGCGCGTTGACAAACTGCGAACCCTGCACCGGCACGGTAACAGAAGACACACCGCCAGAAGCAACCTGACTGTTCGAAATCAACGCCGCAAGAAGCGGAGTCGAGTTGTAGATTTGAACAACCAGCTTGGGAATAAACGCACGCCGCGTGACATAAGTCAGCTCGGTATACTGCGTTGATCCCGTCGCCGGAAGAATGCCACCACCAATAGGCATGGTTTATCTCCGAAAAAAATTAAGTCCCCTACAAAACGTCAAATGCCAATGGGTCGCGTGGGTTTGCGCAACTCATTAAAAGCCTTTGCCGCTTCATTCCTTGCAGCCATCTGCGGGTTTTTCCAGAACGCCGAAAGCGTAGTCTTGGCAGTGTCGTCCATCACGTTCCGGTTATAGGAAGTGGGAGTCGGCGCGGCCTGTTCACGCATCCAGCGATGGTAATCCGCTGCGGTTTCGTGAGAAGTAATACCCTTCTCCAACATGATCTTCTCCACTTCCTCGATCTCGCTTTCGCTGTTCACCATGCCTTTTTTCATAAGGTTGGTGCGGCGACGCTCAAGATCTTCAAGAGCCTCTTTTTCCTGAAGCCTAGCTTCAAGCTGACGAACACGGGCGTCTGAAGCGTCAATCGCACTCGTGGTGCGATCTTCAATGTCGATTTCCGGGATCGTCATGTCAGGCTTGGCTTTTTTGGTCAGACGCAAAAAGTCTTTGCGAGTGGCCGGATTTTCAGCAAGCTGACGCGCCAAAGCCGCGAGCTCATCGCGGGCTTCCGGCGAAAGATCTTCGAGAGAAGGCATGTCTGTCCCCTAACCTATTCAGATGACTTTATGCCCGTCGCCGGGCTTCTTGATCGACAGGTTGTTCTTCGGTCCAGTCTTGGACGCAGAAGAAAGCCCACCAAGATGCGCGTAGCGCGGCGGGTTGTAGATTGGACCATGCATCTGCTGGTCGCTAGTCGGGCGGCGGATGACACCAGCGCCCCTCGGCTTGAAAAGTTCCATGATCTTATCCTTGCATGGGCGGAGCGCCGCCACCGGGCGGCATTGGAGGCATACCACCGGGCATACCACCGGGCGGCATGGGCGGAGGAGCGCCAGGAGGCGCACCGGGCATCGGCGGAGAAGCCGCCATAGCCCTAGCTTCAGGACTGCCACCGCCTGCATTTGGCAGGGTTTGCAGCATCTGAAGAATCTCAGCATTCTTGAGGCTGTTAGTCTTGGCGGTGCGCGGACCCATCATGCCCGTCAGGCTCTTAAGAGCCGACATGACTTTTTGCCCTTCATCGCTTTCAGCACCAAGACCCGGCAGCGATTGCTCAAGAAGATCCATCGCCAAACCAATATTGATTCGAGCCGATTCCTGCGTTCCAAGACGAGGTTCAGGATTTGACATAGGAGCCGCAGACGGCGGTTGAGGAGCATTGGGGTCAGACCCAATAGCAGCGCCCGGCGCAGATTGCTGCGCTTGCATCAACTCCATCATCTTAGAAGTCGAATCAGACACCTTACGCTCCAGTTAATAATAAATCCGCGTTAGCAGATTTTGGCATAATAAAACAAGGGGGAATATATTTGAGGTCCGTCCCCCTCAGCGGACATCGGAGACTAACAACGGGCTAAACCCGTCTGTTAGTTACTTCCGGCGGTGCTTGCGGCCCTTAGCCATAATAAATCCTCCTTTCATAATTTGAGTTGCGTCCCCTGGGCCACCGTCATTTAGCGAGCGCGACGGCGAGCACGTTTCATGGCGCGATACATCAAATCACCCCCCTTCATTCACGATCCAAGCGGCGCGTATTAGCGCGCGGCGCGGACGTGCGAATAGAGGATACGCGATATTCAATGCCTGCGCCATCTCTACCTGCATTCAACTGGGAAGTTTGAATTCTTGGCTGATCGCCACGAGGAGTTTCATCAGCCATTACTTCACCTGTTTTAATTTTGCGCCACCGCCTTCATGGTGCGGTTGCGCGGCTGCTTTTGCCTCGTTCTTTTTCAGCTTGTCTTTCAACAACTGCTTCATTGGAGGCTCCAGAAGATCCAGCAAGCTCTCTTTGTCAATCGCGCCTGCCTTGAACAGATTAAACGCCAAAGTGCGCAAATCTTCCATGAAAATTGGACTATTGGAATGCGCGTCAACCTTGACGACAAAATCCTTAGTAAACTGCTCCGCGATAAAATCCATGCCATTTGCATCGCGGAAAGACGTGTCGTCGTCCATCTGCATCAGCCGCAGATAGAGTGTCGCCATTTTCTCAAGCGCATCCTCAACGATAAGAGCGCGCTTCTTCGCACGGGAAGACCCAAGCCGCGCCAACTGCGAAGCGTGACCAGAAGAACGAACTCCAGACTCGCCATGACCAGAGAGAATGCTGCTGATACCAGAGGCTTCAGCAAACATTGCGTCAATCTCGCCAATTTCCTTGTAAAGGTCCTGCGGGATTTCAGGCGCAAGTTTCTCAACCTTTGAATTGGGCATGTCGGTCGCCAACAACCCGCCAGCACGGTTAAGAGCAAAGTTCTTTTCATCCAAAATGCCAGTAAAGCCCATCAAAGCTGTCGGAGGGTTTACTTGCTTGGACAACAGATCAAGTATCTCACTCATCCGCTTGTTGCGCATTTCTTGCAGATAAATGAGGCGAGAAACCTCAGACTGCCCCCAATAGTAGTCAAACTGGGGGTTGGGATTCAAATGCACAAACGGCAACTCTCCTTTTAAGAAAATTGCCTTGTTTGAATCCTCGTTCCACAACGGGCGGTCATAAATTACAACGCCGGGGTCGGCAATCGTGACAATCTGATAGTCTTGCGTTTCGTCGTTGTAGACATACAACTCTCGCATTTCGATGGTGTCCTCGGCAACTTGAGGACGCATACGATTCACGCCAGACAAATCCAAGTTCACGTTGCCGTAAATGGTCGGATTGCTCTGCGACATGATAATGCGGTTGACCGCATTCGGAATCTCGGTCGGTGCATGGATGGAGGAGGTAATGCGTTTCATCAACGCTTCACGGCGCGGGTGTCGGTATAGGTTTCGCGCCAATTCGGATTTAGTGATGTAGTAGGTCTGGCACAAAGCCTCTTGGCGATCCGTGTAAGGCACATCCTCGCGCAACACGCCAATGGCTCCAGGCTCAACCATATACGGTGTAATGCCGCCAGGGCGACGCACCAATTTGACAAACGTGCAGCCAAACACCAGTGACCACGTTAGGGCCATGCTGAAGATGTTGTCAGCGTTGGTGTTTGACCATTCGTCGTTAAGAGCCTGAGTCAAGACGGGGATCTTGGAATGTTCCGCTTCTTTGACTGCTGCACCCAACGCAATAGAAAAACGGGTTTGGTCCGCGCTGTAGAGGAATGACACAAGCTGGTCGATATGCGGGTAGATCTTGTTATAATGCGCTGGGCTTTCTTCAGGACCAGAGCCAAACAAGAAATAGCTACGCAGGGAAACATAATCGCCCTTTCGCTCATTTTGCGAAACGTAACACTTCTCAGCTAGGTCTAAATAGAAAAACTCTCGCTCATCAGCATCGGACGGGATAATCATGTTTTGATCTTTAACCCCTCATGATCGGCAATATAACTTGCGGCGCGTGGTCCTTGCAAGTCTCCTACATCTCTGGGCAATACACTAACAGATTCCCCTTTAACAGACTTGTATGCTTTTCCGCCCATAACATTAGACATGCTAATGCCGCCTCCGCCGCCCCAAATGGCATTGTCACCCGGACGCGCTTCACGCATTTCTTGTTCTTGTTTAGAAACCGGCGCGTTGTTCCTTGTGAAATACCCCTGTTGGCTTTCGCCTTCACGAGTGCTTTTGATGTTGCTCATGCCGAACTCTTGAGCCATGCCTTTAAGCGAGCGATCAGCAGTTTTCGTTCTTGCCGACATGTATGACGGTGCGCGAAGGAACACGACGTTAATGCCATGCTCGCAGCCATTCGGGCATACAGGCTCCCAAGCCTCAAAGAACCCATGCTGGTCGCATTTGTAGTCACGTTTTACAGCCATATCAGTCCCCTTTATCGCCTTCAAGTTGTTGATTGAAACTTGGTTGCGAATAGTCCGCACGGTTGCGAATACCCACATCCATCTTTATTTGCCCGTCAACCACCTGAAGCCCCAGGTGGCGGTACATGCGCGGTTTAGGCGAACGTCGATACTCGGTGAACCGGGTGTTATACATGCCTTGCATCACGGCAATTTCGCCATTTTCCCACTGTTGCAAGGCCCTGCTAACCCGAATCTGCGTTATCTCTGAGACCGGGTTGATTTTCTGGATAAAGCATTTCTTGAACAGATCCTCGGTAATGCCCGCCACGTTGGCAAACAACGCCGCCGAGATCCCCCGTTTCTTATCCGCGAGAAACCTGTCAATACGCTCCATCAAGACTTTTTTGGGCAGGACGCTCATCAGGAACCATACATGCCAATGTTTTTGAGGTAGTCCGATACGTTGCGGCCCACGCTGAGTTGTTCAGGAGTCCTGTTCTCCTGAGACTTGTTGACCGCACGGCTTAGTTTCATTGCCACCAATCGTGGTTGCACCTGTTCAGCATAAGCAGCGGCCGCCAACGCAGCGCCAATCACGCGATCATCTTTTCCGCGTCCGCCAGCCTCAATCGAAGCGCCGTCACGGCGAATGGTCTTCATTTCTTCGATCAGATCCTGACTGCATACGCGCATCATGCCTCGTTCAAAATAGTCCTTCAGGTAACTCATCATCCGCTCTTTGGACGATACCGTTGTTACCCATCCCATAGCATTGCTTGGACCGCTCAACGTGTCGTTCTTCCGCCAGATGTAGTTGGACATATGCCCCAGCACATCCATCAGATCTTTACCGTGCTGCCCGCCTATGCTGACCGCCTGACGCCGCAAGTTGCGCAACTCATTGATGACGGCTTGTCCAGGTCCGTTCACTTCCAGGTTAAGCGTTGAATTGCGATACGCGCCAGCAAGATGACTAATCACCCAGGCAAATTGATAAGTGTTCATTTCACTGGTTGCAAACTCGGCAACCTGTTCCATGCCGTCCGAGTAGCAACGCCAGACGCTAATGCAGAACCTATCCGCCCAATCGCTAGATCCATACGCCGGGTCAGCGCCAATGACGTAGTAAGCCGTGTCAATCGGCTGTTCCCAAATCCTAAGCGTTGCCAGCTTGTCAGACGAACGCACAACCTCAGTGTCGGCAAAGTGCGCGCCCATCACATAGCGATACACCTCCGGCACCATCTTCTTCGCGTCTTTCATCGCATCCGTGCAGCGAGCGTTCGAGAAGAACGAACTGCCGGTCATAATGAAAGCGTAGTCCTCAGTGGGCGGAAACTCCTGATACATCAAAGCATCATCACGAATGCCTTCAGACAGTTTCCAACGCCACCAAGCCATCTGACGTGAATTGATCTCTACGCCATAAAGCTTCTTGATATCCCGGACCCATTCTTTCTCCTCGCCGGTCAATCGACCATCCCAATAGACTTTGTAAACCTGAGATTCCGCATCGACAGAGTAGAACTCGTTCCGCCACCAACCGCAGAAAATAGCCTTCTGCGTTTTGGCTCTTTTGGCCGTGATATACATGTCATGAAACATGTTGAAGCCGCGAGCCGTGCTCTCAAACATATACAACCTGTCGGGGTTGGTTTCCGCCAACGAAGCCAACAAGGACGCCAAACCCTCCTCATCACCCCATGAACTTGTCTCCGTGCCGTGAAGGTAGGTAATAGCTTTGCCGCGCCCCAGAGTGCCTTTCGCTCGCAACCCGGCCACCTGATAAAACAACCGGCTTCGGTTCTTCAGCACCATCTGATTCCGGTTGTGGCTATCAACCGGCATCTTCCATTCACGCGGCAAATGCTCGTGATACATGCCAAGAGTGCTGCGGAACATCTCACGGTTTTCCTCCGTGTCAGTCACCAACGTCGCACCCAAACCCGGATGTGTGAACACCCAATACAAGTCCAACGCCAGACTGATTGTCGTAATGCCTTGCTGACGCCCTTTCAGAATCACGTAATGATGGATATCGTTCTCAAGACCCTTCTGAATCTCCTCCATCACATAGGTCTGAGTGCCAAGCAGGGTGCCAAGCTTCTTCAGACCCTGTTCCTTGGTCTCAATCTGAAGCTCCGAACAAAACTTGTAGAACTTCTTAAGATCGAACTTCATACCACGCTCACCACGTAGAAGCTGCTACTCAGCATCAACCTTTGCCGCAGGCTCATCCTCGCCAACGTAGTAATACCTTTGCTTCGAGGCGATGATTGCATGTCCCTGCTTCCTATTCTTCTGCGCACACAAACTCATGATTGACCGCCAGGACACAGGCAAATAACCGTGCGGCCAAAGCAATTCCTTCAGATCATCATACGAAACACCCTCCTTCCCAGAGAGCATACACGCATCCAAAAACCGAATAGGCTGTTCAGCCGGACGCACTCGACGAACATGCGCACGATGGTCCCCAGTCTCACGAGCATACTTCAAGTAAGACAAAATTGTGGTCAGGCTAACGCCCTCCCCATCAGCAATGTCCCGCAACCGAACATTAACCGCCCAACGGTCAAGTATCCGGTTCAAACGCTTCAATGATTCTTCACGCATCGCCATACAACAAATCCTCCTCATAAAGTTATATATGGTTTTAACAAATAATTGAAGTGCCGCAAACATGGTTTTTTCTTGGGGGGAGTTGCGAAAGGGGCACCCGCATGAGGGGGCCC